GATCGCTTTCTTAGGTGATGCTACAGATACACGTATTCCTGGTTTACTCACGAACACAAGCATCAATACAAACACCAGTTTAATCACTGCTCCAATTAGTAGCTTAAACGCTACTGGTTTACAGACGTTTGTAACGACATTAATCCAAACTTACTTTGCTAATACTAATAGTACAGCAATGCCAAATCGTTTGGTCATTCCTTATGCTGATTGGACAGGTCTTCCTGCTTTAACTCCTGGTACAGTTGGTACATATCCAGTTCCAATAATCCAGTACTTAGAGGAAGCATTTACTCGTGCAGTAGCTCCTATGGAAAAAGAGTTCAAGATTATGCCACTCGCTTATTGCGATGCTGCTAATAATCCAGCAGGACTCCACTACTATATGCTATACCGTGATGATGCTGAATCAGTACGTATGGATATTCCAGTACCATATACAACCACACAACCAAACTCATTGAACAACTTCTCGTTCGCTGATGTAGGTTATGGTCAGTACACAGGTACGAACGTTTATCGTAATCTCGAAGTCTTACGCTTCCAATACTAATTGGAAGCTAGGATTAAACCTAAACAAACAATACTATGATAACTGAAGCCAATGCGACTCCCACCGTCGCTTCCGTGCCGGACGAAGGTCTCGTGCGCATTTACAACAAGAACAAATCTTCATTTGGTTCTTACACCCACGGTTCATATACCATAAAGGGCACCGACTTTGCGTCGGTCCCTAAATGGTTAGCGGACAAGTGGATTAAAATGTTTCCTCAACACATTGCTTTAGCATCAGACGTTGGTTCAGACGCTGCTGCTAATAATGCTAAGGCAGAGGAACAAAAAGCAAAAGTAGAAGAGCTTTCAAAGGAAAATCAAGAGCTTGCTGATAGAGTTAAAAACCTAGAAGCAATGCTTAAGAATATGCCGAAAGCTATTTCAAAAAATAAGGCTGCTTAATTGTGCCATTCACGATTCCAACTGTTAGTGATTTTAAATCGCAATTCTCCCGCGACTTTCCTTATGCAGTTCCTGCGTATGGAGCTTCTGGCATTGCTTCAATTAACATCTCTGGAGTCGTAACGTCAATTTCTCTTGGAGCAGGTGGGTTCGGTTACGCCACCGTACCTACAGTCATTGTGGGAGCTGCTCCAGGAGATCTTGGCACAGGCGCAACTGCTACTGCAAGTATTGCAGGCGGTCAGGTAACTGGATTTACCGTTACAAATGGTGGATCTAATTATGGACAACCTCCAATTATCACTATTACTGGTGGTGCTGGAGATCCATCTGATTTAAGCAAAGTAACAGACAATGATATTAGCGGAGCAATTTTTGATGCTCAGTTTAATATTAACCAAGCTCTATTTCCGACACAGCAGTTCTTTAGTCGGGCTTTCCTATATCTAGCAGCGCACCAGCTAGTGGAAAAGCTCTTGGCTGCTCAGGAGGGCATGGGCAGTCAATATAGTTGGCTGACTGTCTCCAAAAGCATCGACTCCGTAACTGAAGGATTTCAAATCCCAGAACGGATAGCTCAGGACCCAATGCTCTCACATTTTAGTAAAACTAGATACGGTGCAATGTATCTACAGATAATCAGTCCTCAACTAATCGCCAACGTATTCGTAGCCTTTAGAGAGACGTTGCCGTAGTAAAACCCATGCAAACTACGGTTCAATTTGATATTCAAAAACTTGAACACTTAAAGCGTGATTTGGCTCGTTCAGCTAAATCATATGTTAAGGTTGGGGTAGCCACAGGTTTAAATTCTCGTAATAGAGTATATCCACCTGACTGCGAAACTGTGTTAAAAACCAACACAGAAATAGCATTTGACCATGAATTTGGTAATCCTGCAGCTAAAGGTCCTTGTGGTCATTTTTTAGATATACCAGAAAGATCTATACTGCGTATGCCAATGAAAATGGCTATGGGTGCAGAATTAGCTAAAGTTAAAAAATCTACATACGAAAAAGATATAGTATTAGGTGGTCTTGAAGGTTTATTGGAAGAAGTAGGAGAAACCGCCGTATCTTTAGTAGATAAAAATTTTCAAAAACAAGGTTATCCAGTAGGATGGAAAACCATAAGTCCAATTACATTAGCCCATCGCCGTAAACATAAACGTATGGGTAGAAAATTATTAGACGATAGCGGTCAATTACGTTCGTCTTTTGATTATGAGGTGGTCACATGATTAGACCAACTCCAGCATTTCCAACAGGTCCTGGTCCTATTGTAGGCGCAGGAAGACGACCATTGTTTCAAACTAATACATCTCCACAAGGCAGATATACAGTTAGTGGATGGTCACAACCTTTGTTGATGTTAATTAATAGAGTTACTGTAAAAGATGGTGATGCAGTAACAACGTCTTACCAATTTAAGACTCAAGGATTTCTTACGCCAGCAGGACAAAAACTTAACTTCAAATTTGAAGGTGAGCGTTCTTGGCAACAATACAATTTATACTGTGTTACTGATCCTGAATTAAAAAATAACGATCAAGTAATCATAGATAACGTACCATATCGTGTAACATATAAGTGGAGTTGGACACTCTTCGGATATGTTAAATACAAATTAACTCAGGATTATACAAGTGCAACCGAAACCTGAGATAATTAATTTATTGGTAAAGCTCATACGTGAGCAATTACAATTAGATAACAATCATGTTGTTACCTATAATCAACGTATACCTATACCACCAGACGACAGTATATTTGTTGCAGTAGGTTTACTTGGTGATAAACCATATGGTCATAAAATTTCTTACGAAGAAGGTCTTATTCCTGCATCTGAAGTGGGTGAGCCTGCAACCGTTGTTTTAAACGAAGTTCAGACTCAAAATGTTCAGCAGATATATTCTATACAGATTATGTCTAGAAACAATGATGCAAGAGCAAGAAGACAAGAAATATTATTTGCTTTAAATTCAACGCAAGCTGAACAACTACAGGAAAAATATGGATTTAAAATCGCAAATATACCAGTCACTTTTAACGATGCCTCTATTGTCGAAGGTGCATCTCGTTTAACTCGTTACGCTATCACATTTAACGTACTTACGGCCTTCAGCCGAATCATTCCAGTAAATTACTACGACAACTTTGCTGGTTCACCAGAACTTATAACTCAACCTTAACGTATATATATTATGTCAATTAGTATCTCAGACTTCGTTAGTTTTACAGTGGCACAGCCAGGATTGGCATTGCCAGCTTATAATGTCAATTCATTGGCATTAATCACGGCAGAAGGTCCAATTAATGGTAATCCATCACAGTATGCTACTGGTGCAACCGCAACTTGTACAGAAGCAGGTGGTGTAGTTACTGCTGTTACATTAGTAACAGGTGGTACAAATTATTTCACACCTCCTCAAGTATTTTTAGTTGGCGGTGGTGGTTCTGGTGCAGTTGTTACTGCTACTTTAACAGCAGGCGTAGTAACTGGACTAACTTTAGTTAGTGGTGGTGCAAATTATACATCTGCTCCAACAGTAATTATTAGCAATAGCTTTGGTATCTATACTGATCCAGTATCAGTAGGTTTAGACTATGGAACAGGTTCTGAAACTTATTCCATTGCACAAACTGTATTTAGCCAAAACCCAAATATTTTAAGTGGTAATGGTCAGTTGGTTATTTATCCAATGCAACCAACTGGATCGACTTCTGGTCCAGTAATTACTTTAACTCAAGCTATTAGCATACTACAACCCCAAATCTATACTGGTGGTTATATTTATGCTAATGCAAATTCTACATCGGTACCAAGTTCTGGTGCATTTAGTACTGCTGATATTGAAGCAGCATCAACTTTAGTAAATTCATTTGTTACTAAAGCTTTATTATTCGTTCCTACTGCAAATGTAGCTGATATATATGCTGGTGGTATGTCTTATGTAATTTCACATAATACACAGCAACAAAGCCGTTTATTAATACACACAGCAGGTTTAGTAACTGCACGCCAATTTGCTGCTGGTTATGCTTCACGTTTATTTGGAACAAATTTCAATGGTTCCAATACAACGATTACAATGAACTTAAAGCAGATTGTTGGAGTACCTGCTGATTCAGGTATCAATGAAACAATCGCTGCACAATGCCAAACGACTGGTGTTGATTTCTATGCTCTTGTACAAGGTTTACCAGAAGTAGTATCAACTGGTGGTAATGGTTACTCAGATAATGTATATAACCTAACTTGGTTATTAAATTCATTACAAGTAGCTACATTTAACACACTTGGTACAACACCTACTAAGATTCCACAGACTGAAGCTGGTATGAACACAATTAAGAGTTCAATCGCTCAAGTTCTTAATCAAGCAGTAGCAAATGGATTCTTAGCACCAGGTTCATGGACAGGTTCTACATTTGGCAATCCTGCATCATTAGTAACAAACATAGCTCAATTTGGCTACTATGTTTACTCACAACCAGTATCACAACAATTACAATCACTACGTGCTAAACGCATAGCTCCATTGATTCAAATTGCAATCAAGTACGCTGGCGCAATTCAAAGCGTAAACGGAATTATTTACATCAACTACTAATCTTATAAGTCATGGATATTTCATTAAACGGTAACGATACGATTTCTATCAATGGTATATTGCAGACCGACCTCGCAGATGGCGATGTTGGTTCTTTGACGTTCCCTAACGAGTTCGTCACAATGAAACCAGGCAAAAACAATAACACAATTATTGCTTTTAATGCTATGGGTCAACTTGCTGAATTAACGCTACGCTTAATTAGAGGTAGTGTTAATGACCAATATGTAAACGCTGCATATAGACAATTTGTTAATAGTCCTGCGACTTTTAATTTATTAGAAGCATCTGTTGTAAAACTTATTGGTGATGGCAATGGTAATATTACTACTGATGCCTATACATTAACTGGTGGTGTGCCAATGGCAGTACCAGAAGTTAAGAGCAACGTGGAAGGTGATACTGATCAAGGTGTCACAATGTGGAAAATCCGCTTTGCAATGGGTACACGTCAAATTCAGTCATAATTCTTAAATGAGAAATATTCCCCTATCAAGCGGTGCCACCCTTGGATTTCAATTAGCGAGATTCAACGATGGTATGAATTTATTCAATGCTACTTTTAAGGAACTCGTTGGAGTTCCTTTTGGGTCGCAGGGATCTTCCTTAGATTTTGCTAACTTTCTGCAAATGGATATTAGCGAACTTAAGGATATTGTAATTAAAGTAGCCACATCTGAAAAGGTACAAGAGGCTATCTGGAAGTGTATGGAATCATGCACATACCAGAGTCTTAACGATTCTGTAGGGATTAAAATTACTAGAAATACTTTTGAATCCGAAGATGCTCGTGCAGACTTCCTGCTTGTCGTTTGGGAGGTGGCGACTTTGAATCTCGTCCCTTTTTTCAAAAACCTCGGATCGCTGTTATCAACCCCATTAAAGGGAACAGGTGGCAGCGAGCCAAAATCCACGACGAACTAGAACCCCAGATACGTATAGCCCTACAGTTAAACGGGCGAGGTGTAGGCAGCCTTTTGGAAATATTAGATATGCCTACCGATCTGGTTCTTGATGCGTGGCATTTTCATATTTGTCAGGCTGAAGCTTCTGAAACCGAACAAGAATTAAATAAGGACCATAAATCGTGAGCCAAAGTATAGGTGATTTTTTTGTAAAGATTGGGCTGAAAGTTGATAATCAACAAAGCCTTAATGGTCTTACTACGCGCTTAAATAACGCTGCGACTGCTGCCAATGAATTAGCTAAGAATCTTAATAAGATACCTACTGCATTAGCTAAATTAAACATACCAATAATCATTAATAAAACTGGTGGTGGTAAAGCAAATGCAGGCGATGGAAAGACTAATCAATACGAATCAGCTATTGGTCCTAAACAAGCTTATACTCAATATAATGAAAAAGCAGGTCCTACTTATACAAGTTGGTTAAATGATTCCAAAAAAAGACAAGCTGCTGAAAAACAGACTCTTGATTTAAACCTAAAAAAAGATAAGCAACAAAAAGAAAAGCAAAAGCTAGATGAGTTACAGTTAAAAACTGGAGCTAAGTTATTTAATCAATTAGCTAAAGGCAAAGGTTCGTTAAGTGATTTGGCTACTGCATTTGGTGAAGTAGGAGTAGAGACTGCTGCAGCAACTGCAATATTTGGTGGTGTAGCAGTAGGTCTTGGTAAGATTGCACAATATGCCACAAAAGCTGGAGAGAATCTATTTCAGTTTAATTTAATTACAGGTGCTTCTGTAAAAACATTACAGAATTGGCAATTTGCTGCTGCTCAATTTGGAGCTAGTGGTGAAGATGTTGCTAGTGCTATTGCTAACATACAACAAGCACAAACTGATATAAAATTAGGCCAAGGCAATATGGCACCTTGGGCATTATTAGGTATTAATCCTAATCAAGATCCATTTGAAATATTAGCACAGATACATGAAAAGGTAAAAGAAGGTGGTGAAATATCCGCAGCTATGGGTAGAAAACTAACTGCTCAATTAGGCATAAGTGATTCTACCTTTCAAATGTTAAGAAGAGCGGATCTCTCTGTATTACAATTAAAAGAAGATATGGCAATATCTTCAGAAAATACCAAAGCGTTTGATAAAGTAAATCAAGCTATGGGTATTATGGAGCATAAGTTTGGTGTCGTTGCTCAAAAAATAGGCACAATGCTGGCACCTGCTGCTCTAGGATTTGCTGAATTATTAGATGATATTGCTGATATAAGTCTAAGAGTAATTAAAGCATTTGATGATTTTGATAAGACTTCATTTGGTCAATGGATTTCAAATATGACAAATAAGTTAGATGAATTTACGGATCCATTAAGAGTATTCCATGATACAGTAACATCATTAAAAAATGGCACATTCTTACGTGATCAATTTGGTATTGGCGGTGGAGCAGATTTAAATAATAATTTACCAAACAATTCTACAAATACTTCTAATAATACCAATAACAATAATATTACTGTACATATTAGTGGTGCTGGCGATCCTAAAGCAGTAGTACAAGAAATGCATAAGCAAATAAACAAAAGTTTTTCGCAAAGCTACGGAATCGCTTCTGGTTTAGGAATGGTAGGATCAACTGCTTATTAATATGGCTACAAATATTATACCAAGTGATCAATCAAGTTTCTTTTCTGCTCTTACACCAGTTCAGCAGACAGTATATGCTTATCCATCTCCATTGCCTTATGGCATAGCTGGTTTAACTTTTGATATACGTGGTGAAGAAAGATTAGAATTTAAATCTGAGATTACTGATCATTGGTTAGAAAATAATAGTGCTATACATGATCAAATATCACTTTCACCAGAAAAGGTAACGCTTAAAGGTTCTATTGGTATTATAGCATATCAAACACCCTTGGTAAAAAATGCGCCTGTGCAGACAGCAAGCTCATTACCTTTAAATACACCGCTAATACCACCATTAACACCTGGTTCTGCACAAGCAGAACTTTTATCTACTTCTACGACTGCAAATTCAATTAATGCAAATACAACTGATTTATATCAATGGTATTTAGGAGTATCTAATTTAAGTCAAAACGATCCTAATTTACGTCAGCAAAACATAGTTGGATTTCTTTATCAATTATGGACTGGTAGAGTATTGTTCACAGTAGAAACGCCATGGGGTATATTTTCCAACATGGCTATTGAGTCTTGTGAACCTAGCCAAGATGCAACTACTACAAACATTACAGATATTAGTGTTACTTTTAAAAAGATAAGATTAGCCAGTCAGGTTATTATTAATCCTAATTTAACTGCTGGTCGTTTAACTTTTCAAAATTTTGAATCAAATCCAGCATTAAATGGAAATATAGGACAGGTTACATTATCTAGCCAAGCTGCCGATCAGATTTATCAAACTTGGTTAAAAGATAGCAAAATATAATATGCAATTAATAACAGGTATAAACGATACACCTTGTCAGATTATTAGCATAGCTATACCTGATGGTACTACTGCGACCATGACTTTAGCTTATCGTCCTAATCAAAGTGGTTGGTATTTTGATCTCAGTTGGAATGGACAAAGTCCTGCATACACCATTAATTCAATGAGAGTAACTACGTATCCAAATATATTGAGGCAATTTGAGACAATATTTACATTTGGTTTAGCTTGCGTTACTACGGATGGTTATGAACCTTTAAATGCTAGTGATTTCCAAAGTGGATATGCTAAATTGTATTTATTAACTTCTACTGAAGTTGAACAAATCGAAACTCAAATTGTTGTAGGTAATTGAAATTTAACCGCACATATAGCTTATATTGCCAAGTAGGACCATACAGTAAACCTGCGACTACTTCTGGCAG